GGTTGTGGGAATTGATGGGGTGAAATGGATAGTGACGGTCGATTACGATTCCCTCTTCGATTGGCGGGACATCATGCGGCTCCGTGACACGGCGGAAAAATTTAATTTGGATATGGTCGCCCCGATACAGTCGGGGCGGGAACGAACTACCCCGCTATTCACCGTCGGCGGCGGCGGAGATTTAAACAAGCCTTCGATAAGTACCGACTTTCTTCAACAACCTTGGTTTGAATGCAATTCAATACATTTTGGGCTCACTCTTATTCGTGTTGAATCCCTCAAGAAAATGAAAAAGCCTTGGTTCCAATCCGAGCCCGAGGCGGACGGCGAATGGGGCGAAAGCCGCATTGATGATGATGTATGGTTTTGGAAGCAAGCCCGAGCCGCTGGGCTGAAGTTCGGAATATGTCCAAGCGTTTCTATCGGGCATATCGAAACCGTCGCGGCATGGTCGGATAGCGAACTACAAACGAGGTATCAACCTCTATTTAATTACCTACGAAGCGGGAAGCCTTGGTATATCAAGGCTCGGGAACAATGGCGGGATAATCCCGAAGCCGACCAGCCGCCTACCGAAAATCCAACAGTCGGCATAGAATAAAAACATGGCAGTAGGAACATACGCACTATCGACACGGGCGGAATTGAAAGCCCACCTAGGAATCACGGCAACAACCGACGATACGATTTTGGATGGGTATATCGATCAGGCTACGGCGCAAATCGAAAGGTATATCGGTCGTAATATTCTTGTACGTGAATACGCACAATGGTATGGGCTCAACGGAACGAATGCCGTTCGATTAAAGCAATACCCCGTAAACCATGTCGGCGGAGTTTATACAGGATTCATAACGGCTTTCACCGTTGCATCATCCGTATCAAGTGATTTACGGGCTACGATTTCTGTTTCGACCGAATCACTCGGTACGGGTATTCCGTCGGTCGTGTTGCATCGTACGGCGGCTGGTGGTGCATCAACACAAACGACTTTATCGCTTGCGACATACACCGATGTTTCCGATTTATGCGTAGCCATTTCCGCGGTTGCTGGATTTACGGCGACCCTTGCGGTTGATATGCGAACGAAACAACTACACCCGAGGGCTGGCGGCGATTGCAGATACTCGACCGTTCTTATGACTGGGGCTACCTTGCCATCGGAGTTCCATTTTGATTCCGACCTTGGAATTGTCTACCTTCGAAAAGATTTGCTAGACCTTACATATGGCGGTCAGTTCCCGCTAGCGGCGACCTCTTGCGTAATCGATTACTCGGCGGGGTATGACACCGTACCACCCGATATTCATTTGGCATGCATGCAGATGGCGGCGACGGCTTACCTTTCACGGAAGGCGGATGCATCCATTGCTAGCGAATCGTTGGGCGACTATTCGTATAACCGAGCCACAGGGGAAGCCGCACAGGGCATCGTAGCCCACCTATTGGGCTCATGGCGGGAGCCTAGATAGTGTCAGTTCAAAGCCTCATTCAGCGGTTTGGAGTGAATGCCACCCTATGGGAATCCACCGAAACAACCGATACGACGGGCTCGGTCGTTCAGGGTTGGGTATCCAATGCAACATCGGTTTTGATTTATATCCAGCCGTCCAGCCCCGCCGAGGCGATGGCGTACGGCGCACTTCGTCAAAATATTTCCGCAACGGGTTATGTGATCACGGGGACAACCCCGTTTCCCGTTTTGGAAAATAGAATCGGGTACGACTCAAAACTTTACGAAATCACGGGAGTACGAACGCCCGACTATCGAGCCGCGACCGATGAATTGTCGTATTACATTTTCAACCTCAACGCTATTGATGGGGTGGCATGAGCGCAAGCCATAATTTTTCCGCAGAAGACATCATGCAATACAACCTCAAGGGTATTCAACGCGGATTGAATATTATTATGGTTGAACTGCAAATCGATATGAGGCTACGGCTTTCGCACCATGGCGGAGGTCGTAAATATGTCGTAACCAAATCGGGAACGATTCACCAAGCCTCCGCCGCTGGTCAACCTCCAGCCGTTCGAACGGGTCGGCTTCGAAACTCCGTACAAACCGACAAGAAAAACGCCGATAATTCACTTCATGCCCTAGGGACAAAGGCAAAGGGAATTTATGGCGATGTAGTCGCCCTTGCCCTTACGGGATTGGTTCCATATGCACGGTTCCTAGAGTACGGAACCAAGCGGATGAAGCCCCGCCCGTTCATCGTTCCATCGTTGAATGCCGTTCGACCTCGGGCGCAACAGAATATTTCCGACCAAATGCTAAAATCAATTGCGCTTATGAAGAAACGGGCGATGAAGGTAGTTCCATGAGTGCGGTTATTCTGCAAAGCCTCCGTACCAAATTGCTATCGAGTCAAACCGTCGGCTCACTTTATGCATTATGCAACGGGCAAATATGGCATATCGAAGCCCCGCAATCTACGGCTATGCCTCTGTTGGTTTACGCTATGACGGGGGAACAAACTTCATCGTATTTTGTTTCATCTTCGATTACTCAACATATAATCGATGTCGGTTTTGCCTTTTATTTCCAAACTGACCAAGGCGTACTAGCGGCATTGACGGCGGAAAAGGCTTTATTTGACTTATTGCATAAAAGTTCGATCACCCCGTACAACGCAACGTATGCCACGATTGAAATACTATGCATTTCACGGGGCACGGCTATAATGGAAACAGATGCTATTGTGATCAATACGACCTATCGAATAATCGCAAGTAAAATTTCATAACAACGGAGAATACCAATGGCGGCAATTTCAGGAATTAGCGGGAATGTTTCGGGTTTAACATTTGGCGGAGTTATTAAAAACTGGACGGCAAACCTAACCCGTGCAACGGTCGATGTTTCGGCATTTGGTAATCCAGCACGAAACCGAGTAGCGGGAATTGTTGATATCACGGGCTCGTTTTCGGGCACAATGGACAGCGCAACCAGCCCTACAAATTTCCTTTCGGTTACCGCATCCGCCGTATTGACTTTGACGGCGGAAACAGGAAACACCATTGCTTTCTCCGCCCTCATTGAATCATGCTCAATGGGCGTTGCCGTTGACGGGGAAGCCACCGTGAACTACACTTTTGCCCTTGCCAATACGGTGACAAGTATAACTAGCGCAATTTCCGCTACATGGTCGTAAGTGTTTCAATTCTTTGGAATAACTGAACGACCCGACGATTGGCGAATTGAATTCGACCACGACGGGAAGCATTATGGCGTATGGGTCGGCAACGGTTCGCTATCGCGTAACGATGCCGTATATGTTGCCATGCGATCTAAAAATTTATTCAACCGCCGAGAGGTATCGAGTGTTACTATCCGTCGGCGAAAGGATTTAATTCGATGGCAGAAACCACAAAACAAAAGACCCGTTTGGTAGCGATTGGAAGGCATTTTTTTTCTTGCCTTTCTGCGAATGATTATATTCAAATTGGGGAACGCCGATGGCATGCCCTTCATTCAAGGTGTCAAGAAATGTTAGAGGATGCCCGAGCCGAACCAGCGCAACGGGTAGAGGCATTGAAGGCGATATACGAACTACGGGATAGGACAACGCAACTTGCCATAACTCATTCGGCAACCTTGGAGGGTGCTATCGAGATCATCGAACATGCCGCCGAAAAGGCTAAGGTTGATGTAACCGAGGCTATTTCTTTGATGTCGCCCGATGAGGTCGTAAAATGCGCTATGGGCTTGGTCGGTATTGATATCGAAGACAATTCAAACCCCAAGTAAACCAATCGACCGCGGCGGAGTTCGATTGGTATACCCTTGCCGCCTTTGTCGGTCATCATTGTGCGGGAGCAATCGACCCTATGAATATGCCCGTGGATTCGTTGCTAGCGATTGCTCATGCGACATCTTCTATGTTGGTTCGGCAAGCGGAATCGGGAACCATGAATAGAATAAAGCGATGAACCCGACCATTGAAGTTCAAATACTTGCCCGTATCGATCAGTTGGATGCTGGATTGAAGGCGGCGGAAGCGAAGATCGGGACATCGGCTAAAAATATGGGCAAGTCGGGAGAGGCTGGCGGCTCGGCATTCGTTGACAGTATGAAAAATAATATGGTCAAGGGCTTGGCTATGGGTGCGATTGCCAATGTGCTAGAGGGTGGACTTCTCAACCTTGCCAAGGGAATAAATGCGGGGAAAAGCGGCGAAGAAATCGGAATGAGCATGGCTCAAGGCATTGTGGACGGCGCAAAATCTATCCCGATTGTCGGCGGCTTGGTTTCGTTGGTCGACGAAATGGTCAA